AAGGTTTTGGTTTCAATCTTCGGTCGCGAGACCCCAGTAGAGCTTGGTTTCAATCAAGTTCAGAAGATCTGAAAACAAAAGTAACAAAGTAAGAAAAGCAATAAAAGAAAAAATAGAAATACAAAAAAGCTACATATGAATATCTCTCTAATGACGGTAAAACCAGATTATTGAGTGATTATATGGCTATTGTGAAATCAGGATAAACGTACATCTCTCCTGAATAACATCATCCCGACGAATATGGGTTTGCAGATGATTTTACAAAGAATCCTAGAAGCATCTGTGTACCAGGAAAGAGAGGATGGAGCTTATTAACAGGTCTTTGGGGCTATATACAACACCACATGGTGAAGACATTGCCTACGGTAGCCTTCAAAGCTACAGCTTCTCGTCTAATGGACATCATGAGGAATTTCGTCGCAAGTGACTCACTTGACGGAAAATTCTTTGAAGCTTCTCAGAACAAACAAGTGATCAGTGTCTATGTTGATAATTTCTATCGAGGATTATAACCTCTGTATAGAAAGTATGCTTAGATGTGCGGAAGAAACACCATCCGTAGACCTGACCAGATATACTAAGACATGATGAGAGACACTTTCAATCATGATAGTATACTTTTCGTTCCTCTTTATGGGTTCCATGATAGGCCTTGGCCCAATTATGTCAAATAAAGTTGGAATATTAATTTTTCCTAACACACAGGATGTGATGCTGAAACGATGTAGAATAACGGATTCTACATTTAAATAGACGCACTCACTTTCAGTGGTAGATGGACAACCATAGGCGATAATACCATAGCCACCTTAGGTTATATTTGTTTTGCTATGTATAAAGCAGGAATCAAAGGATGGCATCCGGATTCGTGGGACGATTAATCCATGCCAGCTAGACCTTTAGCCATAGGTGATGATGGGTTATTGTGTTATAGGGTGGTCGATGCGTAAATGTCAAAAGCTTTCAATAAGGCTTACACTACATATGTGGCCACTCCATACTCATCCAGCATGCCATAAAGACACGGTCTTGGGCAGGTGCTTAAGAGAATTGATTACGCAAAGAGTTTTGATTTCATGTCCAAGTGGTATTTCAATACTTAATAAGGATGGTTTACTACTAGGGATCTGGGCAAAGCTCTATGTATGCGGATGTGTTATAGAGGAGATTACCTGAAGATGGTTATGAATCCAAGATTGCATATAGCCGTTATGCTTCAGGGGGTCCAAAAATAGCAGCTATCCAGGTTATTGTAAGATACTTTCAGGATTAGGCTGAGATATACACCGGGAGAAACAGTGTAGCAGTAGCACGTCGATGCTAGTATGCACGTCATAAACTCTGCACAGTTCTCGTGGGTATCATAATAAAATCTAAACTATAGACTATAATAACATATTAATAGTCGGTTGGGTTTGGATTTAACTCAAGTGCTAACATTAGCAAGAAGTTATAGACTCTACGGGTCTATGGATTAACGAGCAGCTGCGGCTGGCTCGTCGGAGTCTTCGGACTATTATAACATCATACCTGTATTCGA